AGTGAGCTTTGCTTACGATTGTGGAATAGTCTGGAAGATAAGTGGCCTCAATTCGAAAGGAGTGTTAGTCGATTGAATAGGACAATTGTTCAGCGTGGAATCCCCATAGACTTAGACCTACTAAAGACTCAACTCGAAACAATCAAAGTTCGTTTATTCGAAGCGGAAGAAGACATTCCTTGGTTGGGTGAAAAGCCTCTATTGAGTAGGGCAGCATTTAACTCTCAATGCCTTCTTGTTGGTATCGAGCCTCCAGCTAGTTTAGCTCAAACAGATAAGGACTCTCAGGAATGGGTGGAGTATCACAGCAAAGAGCATAAGTGGGTTTCAGCCGTCAAAGACTGGAGAAGGATAAACTCTCTAAAGAAGAAGCTAGAAGCATTTGATAACGCTACTATGTCTGACTCCCGTTACTATGGCGGCTGTATGTATTTCGGAGCGCACACTGGTAGGTTCAGTGGTTCGGGTGGAAACTTAAACCTACAGAACTTACCTAGAGAAGAAATGTTTGGGGTCAATCTCCGACACCTTATCAAACCCCACAAACTTAAAAGACTAGTCGTTGTTGACCTCTCCCAAATCGAAGTGAGAACACTTTGTTGGTTAGCAAATGATAAAGAAATGCTTAACGAGATCGCAGAGTGTGATGACATCTATGAAGCGTTCGCGATTCGGTTTGGAATGTGGAACCCAGACGAAGAAGATAAATCCTTTAAGGAGCACCCCAAACTAAGACATTCAGTAAAAGGAATGGTGCTGGGGTGTGGCTATGGTGCGGGAGCAGGTCGTTTTGCTTCGATGTCCAACATCTCCGAAAAGGAAGCTGAGAAGAGAGTTAGGAAATATAGGAGTAAAATGCAGAGGGTTAAAACCCTGTGGTCCAAATATAACTCGGAAATCGAGGGTTCTCACGAAGCTAGTCAGCAGATCCCTACAGAGTTCACTGTAGAACTCCCTAGCGGTAGGGTTATTAACTATGGTGTTCTTACGGCGACTCCAGATTGCGGAAGATTACATTTTATAGCTGGTATTCCTAGACACGGGAAAGTCCTACCCGTCCGTCTTTGGGGAGGATTAGTAGCAGAGAATGCTTCACAAGCATTAGCTAGGGATATATTTTCCGATATGATGCTGCGTGTTGAAGAAGCTGGTTACAAAATAGTGATGCATGTCCACGACGAAATGGTCATCGAAGCTAGGGAAGAAGATGCAGAAGACACACTAAAAGAGGTTACAAGAATTATGTCGGAACCTCCGGCATGGATTCCTGATATCCCTCTATCCGCTGAAGGTTCAATCCTAACACGCTATGAAAAATGAAATACAGATACATTGAAAATTTACGATCAAAGAAATGCACGCCGTGTGACGATATGTCTAAAGTTTCGGTTAATCCGAAACCTACCTTTAAGTCAAAAGCTGAATACAGAGAATGGTGTGGTAAGCAAACAACAAAGCATTGCTTCTATAGTCTAGCGGAAGGACTAGCACCTAACTCTCGAATAGAGGGCGACAACAAAATAAGGAGAGTTCACGGTATAGCCGCTGACTACGATGCTCCCGTGGACTGGATTAATGTGGATAATACTATCAATGCTAGGTGTGCTGGTTGTATGCCAAGTTGGAGATCTAAAACCCAGAGTGGATACATCAGGGTTGTGTTTGAGTTCGAAGAAGCTATATCCGTTCCAGACTTTTTGTATAAAGGTTTTATGCGCGAGCTTAAAAGCTCGATTGGCTTCCATAAGATATTCGCTGGGTATGATGTTAAATCTGAAAATCCTTCTCAATATTTCGAGATTGGAAAAGACTGGGTTTCTTTAGGGGGATCTGTTTCCCCTGCTGTAGTTCAAACAGCACTCATTAAAGCTGCTCAAAGTAGTCCTCCAGAATCGAAAGAGACTTCAATACCAATTGAAAAGATCGCACAAGAAGTTGATAAGCGATTCCCCAATAGGTGGGTGGGTGATTTAGAAGTAGGTTCTAGAGGTCCACTGTTTTGGATTGACGATGGGATTGATAGAGAAGGTTGTCAGGTATTTGAAGATGGGTGTATTGTCTACTCAGATCGAGATGAAGGTTGGAAGACTTGGCGAGATATCTTTGGTAAAGAGTTTGTTAAGAAATACGAAGAAGAGAAGATGGGTAATCTACTCGATGAGTATTGGTTTAACGGTAGGCAATTCTTTAAACTCCTTAACAAGATTGCACAACCGATTCCAAGAGATCAACTCGTCCTAGAACTTAAACAGCGTGGCTTTAAACAACGCGCTAAGAAAGGTGAAAACCTTTCAGAAGTCGAGAACGCCATCCTAGTCATTAGTAATCAAAATAGAATTAATGAAATCGCTCCAATTGTTTTCAGGAGGGATAAGCGTGTCGTTAGTTTTAACGGTCTCAGAATTCTTAATAGTTCTAGCATCGAGCCAATCTTAGCAGCGGAAGATGGTGACTTTGATAAGTGGCCTTGGATCAATAAGTTCTTTGATCAGTTCTTCGTAGACTCCACAGACGTTAGGGCGAAGTATTACTTTTTCGCTTGGTTCCAGAGATTCTATGCGGGGGTTATCAATAATCGGGAAGATCAGGGGCAAGCTTGTATCCTAGTTGGTCCCGCTAAAAGGGGTAAGACTCTGCTATCTAATAAGATTATCTCTGCTGCTGTTGGTGGTTATGCCGATGCTAGTGATTATCTTTCGGGAGGAACTAAGTTCAATAAGGACTTAGGGAGAGCCGCTGCTTGGGTTATTGATGATACCGTAAGTGCTGCTTCATTCCAAGATCAACGGAAAGCAACAGAGCTAATTAAACGTGGTGTAGCTAACCCAAGAATAGAGTTCATGGCTAAGTTTTCAGACGCTGTTACTCTCCCTTGGGCTGGTAGGATTATCGTTAGCCTCAACGACGATGCTAACAGTATGAGCGTTATCCCAACACTAGACTCTAGTAACCGAGATAAGCTGATGGCTTTCAAGATCTGCCCCAAGCCGTTTAAGTTCCCCAAGAAATACGATCTAGAAGATATACTCGATAAGGAGCTTCCTCACTTTCTAGCTTGGTTAGAGAAATGGAAACCGCCTGAAGAGGTTCTCGACGATGATAGATTTGGAGTTAAGAGCTACATTGACAATAGTATTGCTTATGCGGCTTACGATAACTCAAGTAGGTCTCAAGTAGCTGAACTTATCGACTTCTTCTCTAAAGCTTGTAGAGAACAGAACGATAGGATGGAGCAGTGGCGGGGAACTATCACTGAGTTCCAAGTCGCGATTCACACCTACAATAATGGTAGGGCGCTAGGAGCTTCTAATAAACTAGAGTTCGTCCGTAATGGGCTAGCGCATCTAGAAGATGCTGGTAAATCTAATAACGGTATAAGACCTATAAAGTCTGTTGGCAAAGGGAGTGGTAAAGTCTGGGTGATCGATGTCACTGAGCCTTTCGATATCGACTTCGAAGACTCTACAGAGAGTTCGCTGGACGCAGTGCTGCAATAGGTAAGTGGTATCCATCCACTTTGTATTTAAAACCAAAGTCATCTAACTCACCTCTCTTTTTAAATTCCCCTGATCTCTGAATCTTGAGTCCTGTAGCCCAACCCAGAACCCAAGCCATTGAGAAATCTTTACGGACACGAACAAAGAAGTATGAGTTAGCTCCTAACTTCTTCCCCTCTGCACAGTTCACTGATGCTGTGTAGTGGGGTTGGGGTTTCCCCGCACACCCTTTAGCTTTAACGTCTATAGTTCTTTTTCCCAGAACGTAGTCGTGGGTAAATACTTTATCCCCCACGTATAAGGATTCAGGATACAGTTTTTCAAAAGCAACCTCCCCGATAAAGCCTGTCATTCTCCCAGCCCCCCTCGTAAATGAATTTGGAAGAACCCCCAAGTCTTCGCTACGTTCAAACGCTTCTTTAATATCGTCGCTGTTAGGCGTAAATATTAGCATCCCCTTAGTCCTAGAGAACTGAGGGGGTAGCTTTTTTCGTTTCATCCTTTAATAGTTCGTTTAATTAACCTGTCGTATGCGGGGAAGAAGACTTCTTCCATGCACCTAACTACAGCTTCTTGTTCAAATGTTTCACAAAAACCTACCCCCGAAATGCATAAGCTTGCTTCCATCAACTCATGCCTCAAGGTCTCTAAGCAATCCTTATCGCCTAGATCCTTGTGGATTGTAATCACTTTCTGGTCATGGCTATAGTAGCCATAAAGGTCTTGATCACTTAAATCTCTTTGAACAATTTTAACAGTCTGCCCAGCAACCCTCAGACTTTTAGGAACCCTCATCAGAGTAAAAGTTATTTATCGCGTTAGCGTAAACAGAGGCTAATCGACTCAAGTCAGATCTAATCAAAGCTACGTCACTCTTGTTTGATCCGAAGAAAGGTTCTGCGATACATGCAAAACAGGGAGTCTTTCGTAGAAACATGGAGCCCCTACTCCCCCTTGAGCGGGACTTAACACCCCTAGCTTTTAACTCAGGGTATTCGCTGACCATTGATTCGTGAATCTTGTATGCTAAAGCCTTACCCCCTCTACTTGATTCCCAATGCAACCATTCATGGCCCGTGGCTTTGGGTCCAGCAGCATTGAAATGGAACTCGATACAGGCATCAATTCCATCTTTACGCATACGCCTAGACACATTGTTAATCGCCCCCACATAACTCGATGCACCATAATCATCGTAAATCTTGTAAGGGACTTTAAGAAGTGGAGTTACCAAGGGCATCAAGTTAGAGTTAAATTCGTGTTCACTCACACTATCATCACCAACAGTGTAAGCTCCACTATCTCCCCTCCTCGAATGTCCTATAGCTAACCCAATCATTTACTCTTTAACATTTTGTATATAGTCACAGCAGCTACTACGATACCTCCTACAAGGGACAAGATACGGAGCCAGTATTCGAGTTGATCTTGATAAGACAAGATGACGCCTATTGTTGGGGACACAGCCCCTATAAGGGGCATAAGTAAACTATCTTTCATCATTTTGAACCAATAATAATTGCTCTCCTATAGCTGTAATCGCTGTGGAATTTGTGATCTTCGCGACCTACTAAGCTGCCCTCACAGAACTGATATGTTTCTCCCTCGACTAGTGTGATTGTGGGTGGGTCATACATCGCGCTTGAGTTCGCGGTGGAGTCGTTTAGCAATCCGCTCCAACCGCAACTTTGCAGCAGGACTGCCATCGGCAGCAAGGGAATCAATCTCATCTTCAAGTTCATATACAAATCGGCGATGTTTTAGTTTAATGTAGAACACATAAGCCTGTAATGCGGCGGCGATTGCCTTGATCATTTCTTAGCTTTTCCGACATTTAGTGCCGCCCATTCAAGCACAAGGTAAAGCTTTCGGACAATGCCATCATCTTTAGGTGTGGGGGTAAGGGCGCAAATTGCGGAGGCAGCAGCCACGATAGCTGTGGCGACTGAAATAAGACTGTCTCGGTTTTCTAGGATATAATTTAGCATGGTTACATTACGTTAGGGATTCTCGAACCAGATCCGGTTGGATCAAAGTTAACTGCGGGTTTAGCTGACCCCCTGTAGGCGTCTAGCTCTTCTTCTAAAAGTTGTTTACAAACATTCCAGTGGTAGTTGGCGCGTTCCAAATCAGCGTTATCTTCAGCTACAGTCCCCAACAAACCATGTTTGATTGCGTTGAGACTACTGGGTCGAACTATATCGAAGCTGTTAATAAGGTTCTTAAATTTCCTTTTAACTAAAACTCTAATTGTTTTCTTGGTGGCATTTGAAATGTCATTGCCCAACCTATACCTTCGAAAGCTGTTGATTTTGTTTGCTTCTTGAACTGTTCCCAGTTCCAGCTTGTCAGTGGAATCAGCAACATTAACGGCTGTGATCTTTACAGGAGCAGGCAGAGATGAGTCTCCATTTCTAATTTCAGTGATTGAAGTAAATTGAACTGAACCAGATGAAATACCAGATCCGCTCACAGCGGTATCTAGATTCGGAGTATATGTCTGCATAACAGGAGTGGACGCATTGTTCAGTCCTGTAATCGTAATGAAATTAGTCGAAGTTCTGGGAATCTCAGTTGCAGGGGAAACGGGCTCGATACTAATGGTGTAGGCTTTAGAGGCTTCAAGTTCATTTACTGTCGGGGCGAACCCATCATCAACCAAACCATAACCATAGAGAGTAGAACCATCTCTATTTCTCCCAGTAATTCGATAGTCATGGAATTGTGCTT